CGTGGGGCAGAGGCTTTGCAGCAGCCGTTCAGCGACAGCAAAGGCAACTGCTCAACCTGGCGCGGCGTATCTCGCTGTATGCCGCAGTGGACGATATGCCAGAAGCCGTTCTGGACGTTATGGCAGCGGACTTGCGCGTGCCGCGGTATCTGGTCAGCTATCCGCTGGCAACCAAGCGGACGCTGATCCGCGGTGCGTTGACGTACTGGTCGCAGGCGGGCACTAAGGCTGCTGTAGAGTCGCTTTGCTGCGATATTTTCGGTGACGCGACCGTATCTGAATGGTACGAGTATGGCGGAAAAGCCGGTTATTTCAAGGTCACAACGACGAATTCGGCAGTCACAGAGCAGAATGTCGCGGAATTTCGAGCGGCCGTCGAAGCAGTAAAACGACTGTCTGCGTGGCTTGAGGGCGTGGAGCTGGTACTCTCTACGCCGGATTTTGTTGCGGCAGTAGGTTTTACCGTGCAGATATGCGACAGCCTGCACCTGAAAATGTAGAAAGAAGGGGATAGACATGAGCTTTACAGCACCTAAATTCACTAACGCTGGCCGTCAGCTCCAGACGCGCGTGATTGCCGGTGATACGCTGACCTTCACGGTCATCAAACTCGGCGACGGCACGATGACCACCGAGCCGATCGCGGCGTTGACCGACCTGATCCACGGCATTATCACGCTGCCGGTGCATGAGGTGCGCCGTAATGCTGATTATGCAGAGGTGACAGGTGTTTTCCAGAATGCTGGATTATCGAGCGGTTTTTACTGGCGAGAGATCGGAATTTTTGCAGCTGATCCGGATTATCCGAACGACCGCAGTCACGATATCCTGTACTGCTACCAGAACGCAGCTGAGCT